GTCCTGGGAGCCGCATTGTCTTCCGTAGGCCACCTTTTGACCGATCCAAAGCGGTCATGAAAACCCCTTTTCACCGCCCTTCGCTACGCTCGAGGGCAGGCTCCGGACGCAAAGGACGGATAGAAAACCATCAATTTTGCACAATCTCCCAGGCTCGATCTGAGCCAGAAGGAACAAAAATTATGAAGACAAAATGCTTCACGCCGCTAAAGGGATACCTGGCGATGTGCCTAGCGGCTCTCTCTATCTCCATCCCGATCTCCGGATGTATTCATCGTCAGGGAAGCAATCAGCCCGTCACCGCTTACGAGCAGGTGATGGTCTGGAACGATGCTTTGGCGCAAACCAACGATCACATTGCGCGAGGCATTATCGAAGTGAGCCCGTCTCTGGTTGCGCCGGAGAGGGCGGCAGTGGTGTTGCGCGAGCAAAAGAACATCGCCTTGATTGACGAGCAGCTCACCACAATATTGAAGCAAGGGCCGGATCTTGCGAAGCTGAGCTCGGCAAGTCTCCAGGTGTTGCTGGATCAGCTAAAACAATCGGCCAGGAAGCTGATTGATAGCGGAGCAATCGGCGTCAAGAACCCCGCCACCCGGCAAACCTTCGATGCGGATATCCAGGCAGTCAGTAGTTTGGTGGACAACATTCTCAGCGGCCTTCGCCAGGCGGGGGTGGTCCAATGAATGTAGCTTTAATTCTTCAGATTGGCCAGTTAGTCGCCACGCTTGGCCCTATCGGTCTTGAGATGGCGCTCAAAATCCGGCAGCTGCTCGCGCCTCTGGGGCCGGATGTCCAAATCAACATCAAAGCTTTGGCCGATGATGCGATTGCAGCCGATGAGGATACGGTGAAGCGCGTGAATGAGTTTCTGGTGGCCAATCATTTGCCGTTGTTATAGCTGCTAGCTACTAGCTACTAGCTACTAGCAAGAGCCATTAGTACTTAGCTCTTAGCCACTGAAATTCTGGCGAAGCTACGGTCACGAATTCGCAACAGACCACAAACCGAAGATATCAGAGCACGACCAATTGTGAAATCGTACCGGTACCACAAAAAACAAATGGACTTTGCCGCTCCATAGATGGCAGCGTCCCACATCATTGCCTCTATCACGTATGTAGGTTTTTCTGGCCAGTAGCTAGGAGCCAGCAGCTAGTAGCCAACTCCCGAAAGGACTTCCATGCCTAAAACTACCCTTTACAACTTGAACAACAATGCTGGGGCGTTTACCTCAATTCCTTCCACGATTCCATCGCGAAGGGTGGAGGTGAGGGAAGACGAATCGGTAACGCCGACCGGGCTCCAATATCAAAAGCCGGATGACAACTTCACCAATACGTACAACTGCGGCACTCCAGCCGGGCCGGACCAGCCACAGATCGTGCTGGGAAACATTGTGGCGCACGGCCACGGATATGGATCTCTGCTGGGCGTTCCGGCGCAAAACACCGGCGGCTCCAGTTTCCCTGCCACGATCTATCTGAAGGTGCGTTCGCGGACAGCCGCGACAACGACCATCCGCGTGCTGGAGCACGAATAACTGCTGGAGCACGAATAACTGGGGGCACGAAATAACTATGTCCAGCACAGGAACAAGACAGACTGGGTTTGCGACTGCCGATCTGGGTCCATTCCATTGCCGGAACTGCCAGAAGTGGGCTTCCGGCGTCTGCATGGATGATGAGGTTGCAGCAGACCAAGCGGTTCCAGATCGCGAACGGCGACTCGCGCCGGATGGCCACATTCGAACTGAGGCTGACGAATGCTGCAATGAGTTCTTGAGTCTGAAAGATAAGTCCCGGCAAGCGAGAGGTGGAGGTCCGGGCGGCTTGGGGCAGCGTCTCCTGGCCATAGGCAGCGGTGCAGCGCAGGGACCTCCAACGCGCGACAGAGATTTCAAGAGAACCCAGCCACCGGAGGAATATGGTCAGTCCGCATCCTGAAAACACCGAACCAATGATGAACGAGCGCACTGAAGCGTTGGAAGAATTATGGGCCGCTGTGAAGGATTGGCGCGTCCAGCCGCTGGGGTACTCATCCAAGCTGGCCATGGCGGTTGAACGTATGAACAATGTGGAGAGAAAGACAAGCCGATGATCTGGCCATTTGTATCGAGAGATCGTTATCGGGAGATGATGCTGCTCAAAGACCAGCGGATTGCCGAACTGGAAGGTGAGCGCAGAATGCTGTGGGACAAGGTCTGTCTGTTGGGAATTGGAGCTCCGGCATTTGCCGTTATGCCTCAGGACGAGCCAACACCCAGGAATGATACCCAGGGAAAGCTCCCAGCCAGTTCTGCTACGGCCGGCACGATGAGGCCCAGTGCCATCATGCGGAGGATGGACAGGTTGGCTGAAGCGAAGTGGCTGCGGAAGACTTACCCCTCGCGTGCAGCCGAGCAGTCAGAACTTAGTGGTCAGCAGTCGGCATTCAGCAATCAGCCAACGCCAGGCAAGGATAAGGCTTAGTTACTTACTTTTAGCTAGTAGCCTCATGGCAAACGCATAATTCTGACTTTATCCCTCTGCGACGAGAAAGATCCTATGAAAATTCCTCATTTTGAAGCGCCAGACATTCATTCCCGGCAGACTGATAGTGGCCAGCATGGCAATAACCACGGGCAGCAGCCGCATAAGGTGCGCGGGCAGGAGCGCACTGCGGATGATCCGCAGAGGGAAAAAGAGCACAAGCCGGAAGAGCTGACCAAAGAAGAGCAGCGCCAACTCATTGAGCTGGTGCGCAAGTACAAACAGTCGTGGTTTCTGCGCCGCCGGATGATCATCAAGCGAGTGTTGAAGGCCTATGAGTTCTTCAAAGGCAATCACTTTATCAGCTTTGATCCGGAGAGCTTCCAGTGGTTTGACGCACTCGAAGCAACGTTCGGGGGCGGCGACTCGGCCAACGAAGATTTGAATCTCTATCAGTTTGCCACCAACTTCTACCAGATGCTGGGATTCGCGTTTGTTGCGGCCCTTTCGGCCCAGTTGCCCAAGACCAGGTTTCTTCCGGAGAATGCGGAACGCGAAGAAGACATTGCAACGGCCAAGGCAGCCTCCAGGGTTCAGGAGATTATTGAGCGGCAGAACAACATCAAGAGCCTGCATAAACAAGGACTGCTTTTCCTGTGGATGGCAGGCTGCTATTTTCGCCACACCCGCTATCTCGTAGATTCCGATCTGGCTGGAACTCACAAAGAACCCTTGGTGGAATTGAAGAAGCACACTCTCATGCCGGCCAGGTATCTCTGTTTTCAGTGCGGCGCATCTGTTCCGGCCACTGCCGGCGCAAGCGGTTCGTGCCGGAATTGCCGCGCGGCCTTGTCAGAGCAGAATTACTTTCCGGAAGAAGAGGCGGAAATTCCCGTAATGTCGGGAATGAAGGATGTCCCGAACGGCATGGTCTCCATGACGCTCTACTCTCCGTTACACGTGGATGCTGCGCCGTACGCCAAGAACATGCGGGAGACACCCATCCTGAACGTAGATGAAGAGGTGGATGTCGCCGCTCTGCGCGCTTCGTATCCGGGCCAATGGGATGCTCTGAGGTCGACTCTGGGGCCAATTAACGCAGAGGCGCAAAACGAGCGCATGGCGCGGCAGATGATCTATTCGGAAGAGGGATCGCGCTCTAACTTCATCCAGGACATGATGCCGACACTTTCCCGCACGTGGATCCAGCCATGGGCATTCAATGCAGTGGAAGACAAACAGGTGGCCATGAAGTTGAGAAAGATCTTCCCTAAAGGCTGCCTGCTGGTGAATGTAGGCGATCTTTTCTTGGAAGTGCGGGAGGCACGTCTGGGGGATGAATGGACCTGGACGGGAACGATCCAGGAGACGTTCGGTCTATATCCGCCGGCTGTGGGCGATTCCGCCATTCCGGTGCAGGAGCGAATTAATGATGTGGCCAACATCACGCACGAGTATATGGACCGCATCGCCGCGGGGATGGTGCTCTACAACTCCAATCTGATTGACGGCGAGGGACTCAACGGCAAGCCGCTGCTGCCCGGTGTGTTGAATGGCGTGAAGATGAAACAGGCAGCCAGCGCCATGGGTAATCGTCTGGAAGATGCGATTGTCCAGATTAAGGCGGAGATTGACGCGAATATTTACTCCTACCAGGAGCGGCTGGTGTTTACCGCGCAACTGATCTCGGGAACGCCTCCGCAGGTGTTTGGCGGCTCTGGCGATCCGCACATTCAGACTGCCTCCGGGCAACAACAGCAACTTTCTACCGCGTTAGGCAAACTTGGACTGTTCTGGGACAACGTGCGAGAAGAACACGCGCAGGCGGCCGAGGTGGCGGTGCGTTCGGCTTCACTGAATATGACAGACGACTTGGTTACTGTGATTACCGACCAGAGTGGCCAATACCGCAACCAGTATGTGCGGTTGGATGAGATGCAGGGCAATGTCCATGCCTATCCGGAAACCGATCAGGGGTTCCCCATGAGCTTTGCCGAGGTGAAGGCTTTCTGGGAGAGGCTGATCGAGTTCGGCGGCGGAGGCAAAAATCCGTATGTGAATGCGCTGCTGGACGATCCGACCAACCAGGAGCAGATTGCTACATGGACAGGCGTTCCGGGACTCATTGTTCCGGGTCGGGACATGCGCAACAAAGTTCTCAGAATACTTGACTTGCTGATGCAGCAACAGCCGATCGAACAACAGGTGAATGGCCAGGTCGTGGAGATGCCTTCAATTCAACCGGACCAGGAGTTGGATGATCTGGACGTGATCATGAAGACAGTGCGGCAGTGGGCACAGAAGAATTTTGATAAGCAGGATGAAAATCCCGGTGGATTCAGGAATGCCGTGTTGTATTACAAGCTGGCGGAGCAGTACCAGCAGCAAAATGCGGCGAAGGAGTTAGCTATGGCAGCACACATGCGGCAGCAAGGGATGCCTTCTCAAGCAAAGTAGGACAAAGTAAGTGGTTCGCCTCAAAACCGCAAAGAGCGTAACGTGACGAGGAAAAAAATATGGGTGATTTCGGAAACATACTGGCGCGGCATGGATTAGGGTTTCTGACTGGATCCAATCAAAATCAGGGCTCGGCCCAAACCCAGGCCCCCAATCAAAATTCCCAGGCACAGGCAAGTTCCGGAGGCTGGTTGCGGGGACTATTTCACAAAGAGGATGTTCCACCGCCGCCCGCGCCTAAACCGCCGGGTGTAGACGATACGTTCAGGATGGGTGCCTGGGATCGTGTAAGGGTCGGCAACCGGAACCTGGAGCAGATTGCCGGGACGATGTATAACGAGAATAAGGGAGTGCATGCCAGAGATGCGCGGCAGCAGCCGGAATTGGATCGTGGGATCAAAGCTATTGGTCATGCCATACTGAACGGAAGCCGTGAGAACGTTAAGTTGAAGGAGGTTGCGCCGTGGCAGGTATCGGAAAAAGAGAAGAAATCATCGCTCTACCAGCACTATCTCGATCTGGCGCGTGACGTATTACGTGAAGATTTCAACGGCGTAGATCCGGTTGGCGGCAGGATCAATTACAACCACAGGTTTGATAACGATGCGAGCATCCGAAAACAAAAGACAAAGCACGGGAATTGGGTCCCTATTCCGGGAGAAACGGTTTACGACCGGATTGGTCCATTCCCGAATGCCTCAAAAACCAACCCGGAAGCACGGATTGTGATCTACAATCCGGAAGAGAAGCCAAAATCTGGAAAATCTAAAAGCAAATGAATATCAAGAGTTTGGTCTAACTGCGGATTGCCGCAAGCTCTAAAGAGTGCCGTTCTTCCACCGGCGCTGGCAATTTGTATAAGCGCGTGATCTACTCGTGTAACTACTTCAGCCAAGTATCGGGTATGTGCAGGTATGTGGCACAGTTAGGTAATTTTGTAATTGAACACTGATCAAGGCTTGGTCTAAAATGCGGACAGGCCGGCGGGAAGTTCAACCTACAATTCAGGCATCAATGAAGACCAAGTGTCTCGTAGCAGCGCTGGTGATGGTAATCAGCGTCTATCCCCAGAGTGTCACAAAAACTCAGTCCAAACAATTCAAGGTAAACGGATCGCAAGGGCGCGCCAGCTCCAATCGGCAATTAAAGAGGTTTACGCCAGAACAACTCCAGCGATTTGTGGATTGCATGCTTCGCCTGAAGATTGGCAAAAAACATTATGGACCGAACCTGCGGTTCCAATATGTGATCTTGCCCCCATGGGAGAAAGGGCGGTCTGAAGAACTCCGGGTGGTGGTTTACGATCCGGGTAAAAAGACTGGAATTTTCCTGGCGTACGGATTCAAGCGCGGCAAGTGCATGAAATTTCATCTGGGTAATGAATCTCCTCTTAATGTGGACCGGCATGGCAAGCCCGATCTCGATGAAGAGAATATGTGGAATGGTGGCATTGGGACTTATAACGGTTTCATGAGAGACCTGCGC